TAGAAGTGCTAACAATACCTTTAGATTTGCAGAAAGTTTATTTAAAGCATTTAATGGAGTATTCATAGAATTCTCATCAACATCAAGTAATGGATTCCCAGTAGGATCTTTTCAACTATTTTTAATCCTTCCAACTGATAACAGTTCCTTTCATGGAAGAGTTTTTCAAAGATCTAATTATGATGGAAATTATGTATTTGATGATATTTCAGAACAATTTACTGGAATTACAACATCATTTGAATTAAAAGTTTCTGGAGTTAGTACAGTTGGAATAAGTTCTGATAATGGCATAGTTTTAATTAATAATATTTTTCAATATCCAGAATCTGAAGAGGCATTTTCTTACAGGGAAGATAGTGGAAAAACTTACATTGAGTTTAGAGGTTCTGATCAAACAAAGACATATGACGTCAATGTTGGGGGAAGACCTAGAGGGGGGATTATAGTTGCATATGGAGTTACTGGTGGTAACTTATATGCTCCATTGATACCAGCAAATGGGTTTGCAGTTGTATCTGCAGCAGGAACAGTAGCAGACATTTATATTGGAAATCCTGGATCTGGTTATAGAAGTGGAATATCTACATACTATATTGAAATTGAAGATGCAGAATTGCCTGGATCAGGTGCTCTTGGAATTGCATATCCAAACAGTGTTGGCATTATTACTGGAGTTGGGATTATAACTGGTGGATCTGGATATTTATACAATGGGACATCATCCAGTTTAACAGGAACAATAAATGTTTTAGATCCAGATGGAACTCCTATATCAGTTGCATCAACTACTGAATTTGAGTATTTTAGGGGGCAGCAAGTAAGCATAAACAATCCAGGTTATGTCGCAATTGGCACTGAGCTCATTAAATACACTGGGATTAACAATGCAGGTAGTGAATTAACTGGTTCTGTAAGAGGTCAACTTGGAACTATAGGAACTTCCCACACTCCAGGAGCTACAGTAACAAAATATGAGTATGATTACATAGTAAAATTTGATGCTCCTATGCCTTATGATAATATTCCTTTAGATGGATCATCTGCTGGTATTGGTGCATCAGTATCGCTTTATATTGATGAGTTTGGAGAAGTTACAAACTTAAGTTTTACAAATAAAGGATATAATTATAGGGTTGGTGAAGTTTTAACCCCATCTGGAGTTCTTGGGGTTTCTACTCAAGTAAATGATGATAAGTTACATATAACTATAAATGAGGTTGCTAAAGACGAATTTTCTGCTTGGAATGTTGGAATATTAAGAAAATTAAATGATTTAACTGATAAAGTCAATGGAAGAAGAAGTATTTTTACTTTATTCGAAACAGTTGCTACCCCAACAGGAACTGTTACAAGAAGAACTAGTTTAGAATCTAATCCAACTGCAGGAATTGATTTATCATATAATCTTCTAATCTTTGTAAATGATATTCTTCAAATTCCTGGAGAATCTTACACATTTTTAGGAGGGTCTCAATTAGAATTTACTGAACCACCCCCATTAGGAAGTGAAATAAAAGTTTACTTCTATGAAGGTTATAGTGGGGATGCCACATTCTTCCAATCACAAACTGATGTAAAAGAAGGTGACAAATTAAAGATTCAAAGAGATATCTATGAAATTGTGCCAATAGAACAAAAAACTAGAACAGGACAAAGGATTGTCAGTTCAGATACGATTAGGACAGAAGTTTACTCAGATAGAGGATTATCAGAATCCTCATCACAAAGAAGAGCTATATCTTGGACTCCTCAAAAATCAGACTCTATTATAAATGGAGAGTACGTATCAAAATCCAGAGAAAAACAATCTTCTGGAATTTTGGATATAGAAATAATTTCATTAGATTATGAAGTAGTTGCTGGAGTGCAAACTGTTGGAATAACAACAACAAATGGCACATTCAATGGATTCTGTACTAGTATAATTGGAATTAATACAAATGCAGGTATTGGATCTTTGATTCAAATTGGAGATTATGTTGAAGCATCTTATATTGCTATTGGAGTAACTATAGTTTCCATAGGATCAAGTCAAATTGACATTGGATCACCTTCAATTGGAGTTTCTACAGAATTTTCAGATTTGTATGTAGGATTTACATCCTATTCCACATCACCAGTTGGAATAAACACAGTTCCCCTATCTTTCTACAGAAAGAGCTAATAAATAGCAATAAAGTACACAAAAACAAATGCCTGCAATAGTAACTGATAGATTAAGATTATTGAATTGTAGAAACTTTATTGAAGATGTTGCCGTAGGTGGATATTACATTTTTCTTGGACTTCCTAATGCTACAACATTAGATACTGATTGGGACACTTCCCAACCAAATCCCATTGACAATGAACTGTATTTAAATTCATATAGGGACACTATTCTTGGAGTCAAGAAAGTAAATACTTCTGATATCATTAGGGTTATTCCAAAACTCCAATGGGTGACTGGAAGAAAGTATGATATGTATAGACATGATTACAGTGTTTATAATTTATCTCCAGTTACATCTTCAACAAGATTGTACGATTGTCAATATTTTATAATTAACAGGGACTACAGAGTCTATATCTGTTTAAATAATGGATCTGCACCATCCAATCAAAATAAAGGTGTAATTTCTACTCAAGAACCATTACATACTGATGTTTCACCTAGAAAAGAAAGTGATGGATATATTTGGAAGTATCTATACACCTTGAGCCCATCTGATGTATTAAAATTTGATGCTACAAATTATATCTCAGTTCCAAATAATTGGGAAACAACCACTGATGCAGAAATATCAAGAGTTAGAACTAATGCATTCAATGGGAAAATTGAAACTATTTTAATTGAAAAGCAAGCTCAATATAATTTTGTTGGAACATTAACTGGTGTTCCAATTAAAGGTGATGGATTTGGGGGAGAGGCAAGTATTGTTTTTGATGAAGAATCAAAACCAGTTTCAGTAGAAGTCACTGCTGGTGGTCTTGAGTACACCTATGGGACTTTAGATTTGGATTCAGTTCTTCCCCCACTGGGAGGAGAAAAAGCAATATTTAATGTGATTATACCACCCCCAGGGGGTCATGGGGCAGATATTTACACTGAGTTGGGTGCAACTAGAGTCTTAGTTTATAGTAGAATTGAAAATGATCCTACTAATCCAGACTTTATAGTTGGAAACCAATTTTCTAGAGTAGGCATTGTAAAAAATTTAAAAGCATTTGGAACAAATGCCATATTTACTCAAAGTAGTGGTTCTGGTGTTTATGCTTCAAAACTAGCAACTTCAACTGTTTTGGAACCATTGGATTCTAAAATAACTCAATCATCTTCAAGTGGAATTGGAAATTTAGTCAGTTTTGATTCAACTACACAAGTTCTTAGGTATATTCAACCAAGAACTAATTATGTGGATACTTATGCTGTTGGAAATATAATTACAATTGATTATCAGTATGCAGATAGTTCTAGTGGAATTCAAACAGCAACTAATTATGATCAAAATGAATTTGATAATTCATCCAACATAATAATAGGATCTAATTCCTATCCAATTGATAATACATTTAATGGCACTTCAACTACTGTTGGATCTGTGGAATATTATCTTGGACAGCAATTTAACTCTGGCATGTCAAGCCCAGATATAAATAACAAGAGTGGTGAGATACTTTATGTAGATAACAGAGCTTCTGTTACCAGAGCATCTCAACAAAGAGAAGACATAAAAATTATTTTAGAATTCTAAGAAAATGCCCCAAAGTACCAACCTAAACAAGACTCCATATTATGATGATTATGATTCAGAAAAGAACTTTTATAAAGTTCTTTTCAAACCTGGGGTGACTGTACAGACAAGGGAACTTACCACATTACAATCAATTTTACAGAATCAAATTGAAAAATTTGGCAGTAAATTTTTCAATGCTGGTGGAGTAGTAATTACTGGAAACACAGCATTTATACCAGTATATAATGCTGTTGAGGTAGAAACTACCTATAAAGGAATTAACGTTGAAACATATTTTTCAGAATTACTTGGGAAAGTAATATCTGGGGCAGACAGTGGAACAACTGCAAAAATCGTAAATATTGTAAAATCTTCAGAATCTGATAAAGGAAGAACTACAATTTTTGTAAAATACCTTTCTTCTGGAACTGATTTTGAAACCGAATTATTTACTGCAGGGG